GCACGGGCCACCATCCATCGTGCCGCCTAATAAAAGTAAATCTCCCCATTCGGAAGGTATCTTCGTCACTAAAATAGATTTGATCTAATAAAGTTTTGTCCATATCCATATTTTTGCGATGAACGCCATCACGGTAGCTTAGGTGCTTCACAGTTAAATTTAACTCATCTTTTAAGTTTCCGTATTTTTTTAATCCCAACAAAGTGCCTTCAGCAAACGGAGTCATGTGTTCATTATCACATTGAAACCCGTCTTTGGTGAATGTTACATCGTTAGCTTCTAGAACGAACGTTGGATGGTCAGCATGTTGAAATATTCCCAAAAATTCCTCAGCAGTCTGTATTTCACGATTGGGAACAGTCCATATCCACGGACTATTGTCTAGCATTGGGTACCAAATATAAAATCCGTGTATTTTATCTAATTGTTGCAAGTATGTTATAACAAATTTCTTGTCGCTACCAGGATGGCATTGATATTCTCTACCACTTTGTAGTAACTGTATTGGTGCTTTTTGTCCTTTTTCAGCAATATCGTTTGCCAGCCACAGCATCTTATATAAACGATAACACAGGTAAGTATCACCGTCTTCTGGAACCCATGTGTTCTCAGTAGTGTTCCTAAACCATTCAATTCGTTCTGGATCTAATTTTTGGTACTCGTCTATATAATCACTCATTACTGAACGCATACCAGTGCCATTATGGTCACTAGTATCAAAATTAAGTAATGATAATATGTCGTTTCCATCAGCGGTAAATTCATAGACGTGTGCCATTGCAGTTTGATTGCACCAATGCCAAAATTCTTTAGCAATATCCAGGTTACGCTTTTTTGTCATGTTTAAAAACTCTCATATATTTTTGTTGACATTATCTGTATTGAGTAGTATACTGATAAATAACTGTGTAGTTAATGATATTTATGCCTTTACTATGCTACCCAAATAAGGAAATTACATGCTAGATGTTTTTATGCTAACTTTCGGTGAACCCGAAGCAAATGATAATTTTGAAATTTTAAAAAACTTCGCACCACATGCTAAACGTATAGATGGTGTAGAAGGATTGCTTAATGCACACCAAGCCTGTGCAGAAGAAAGCAAAACCCAGTATTTCTATGTCTGTGATGCTGATGCAGTTATCAGCGAAAATTTTGGATTTAAATTTACTCCAAGTGACAGGCGGGAAGCGTATCCAGGCGTGCCGGAGACTGAGTGTGTGTTCACCTACCGTAGCCATAATCCTATCAATGATTTGATTTATGGCTACGGTGCTGTGAAACTCTTTCCCAAGAAGAATCTTCTGGCAACCAAAGAATTCAAAGTAGACATGACTACTAGTATTGGTGCTAAGTTTAAGCCTAAGTTTGAAATCAGCAATACTACTCAATTTAATACTGATCCGTTTAATGCGTGGCGCAGCGCTTTTCGTGAGTGTACAAAACTATCAAGCAATATTATTGATCACAACAAACAAATTGACGACTCTTATCGTTTGGAAGTATGGTGTACACGAGGCGAAAACAGGCGCTATGGCGAGTATGCTATACTTGGTGCGCAACAAGGTCGCGACTTTGGTACACATTACAGAAATAATACAGATGCATTGAGAAAAATCAATGATTGGAATTGGCTAAAGGAAAAATTTAATGAAGCTCTCTGAATTTCAAGAAACATATCACTGGATGAACGGTCTAAGTGAATACTTTAAATATACTGGCCAGCATGAACGTTGGGAGGAAATTCACAAAGCACTGTACCATGACAATTGGTATCGCAAGCGTGATGTTATACTTGAGTTGTGTAGTATGCGAAACAGTAACCCAGTGCATGTTAAATCCTGGATGAATGTATTGTTGCATGATAAGCTGGAAGATTTCGAGATTAAACCACAGTTGCTGGCTACTCTCTTTCGCAAGTATATGAAAGAAGACGAATTTTTGGTGAATGTGTGTAAGTTTATTAATTATTGGAGTGGAGAGAATGGCGAAGCAGCTGACATGCCAGACATTAATGATTTCCTTTCCAGAGGACAAGTTAGAAGTAAACTGTGGATGGTTTCCGAATTAGCAAACATTATCGACGGACCACTGGGTAATATTGTATTTTATGGTGGTTGGTATAATTTCCTTGCTCACTTCCTTTTCAATCAGTTCGACGTATCAAAAATATACAGCTTAGATATTGATGACAAAGTAGCGGTGCCCAGTAAAAGGCTATACCCTAGCCAAGTAGCATCAAATAGATTTATTCCAGTAACAACAGATGTAAATAAAATAAATTGGGATAATAAAACACTTAGATACACAGATTATGATTTGAGAGATCAACAAATTAATCGTTGGATGGAAAAGCAAGAAAGTGCATTAATAAATAAAAGACAAGAACTAATTGATAAGTGGATTAATGAAAACGAGGAAAACATTAAACAAGGCGTTGTAGACAAAGGTTCAGTTATTGAAAAAATAAGTGAAGATTTACGCACAGAAATGTTTAAAGACAAAGATGAGTTACTTGAAAATAAGTTTGGTTGGGTAGAATTAGATAATATCAATTGTGTAATTAATACAAGTTGTGAACACATGGATAACACATGGTTTGAAAACTTACCAAGTGGTACGTTTGTTGTGCTACAAACTAATGATTATTTTTCAAATCCACAGCATAGTAATTGTTGTAAAGATTTAGAAGAAGTAAAAAGTAAATACCCAATGCAAAGTATCTCTTATGAAGGTGAATTAGACACTCACTTATATAATAGGTTTATGCTGATTGGCATTAAATAATGCCGCATGACCTGGGATTAGAAGGGCTAGTGGAATTTGTTGTTAGCGAACATTCAGTTTACACTGAAGGAGAGACATTTCCGGTTTGGGATTGTATTGCTAGATTGGTAACAGGACTACATGATAAATATAATTTAACTTATATAAAAGATTATTCGATTGACGAAAGCTATATTAATAGGTCAGGTAGCCGAATACTTGTTATGAGATTTATCAAACCCGAAGATGCCATGCTGGTAACACTTGGCGGTATAGACAAGGTAGAAGACGATGGATGAAGAAATAGAAATGACAATGGACGTATTTGATGAGTATTTAGATTCTCTCAGTGTGCGTGAATTACAAAAAGAATCTGCTCGTGCTATCACAACCATGAAAGCAGATAACAACAGTATATATAAGTTTAACAAAGTTGCATACCACAACAGTCATTTGTGGTACAAGGCAGTGATCAAGCACTATGTAATGGAACATGGCGGAATGCCCAGCGAAATCGGACCAGGAACAGAAGTGAGTTTCGTACTAGATGATGCTTAATTTTATATTAGTAAATGCAACATATGTTGCATATAGATTGCTAATCAGCGCCCACCTTGTTAAGTTCTTCAACCGTTATGTGAATTACTATTGGGCGGTTCTTATCATGAGCCAATTCAGCTTTGCGTGGGACAATGGGGTGTTTGCTTATCTTTATTCAGCGCAAGAATTGCCGAGATTAATAGAGTTAATCTACGCAGACATATTGTACACAGTTAGAGTATTTGTTGCTTGGATTGTTATTAAATGGATCTGGAATAGACTACAGAATTATTACTTAGCGGTGTTTATTGGTGCAGAAATGACCTTTGCTGTTGATTACTTTATTTTTGGAGGAGTATATTAATGTATAATTATAACGAAATCACCGAATTACACCTGGAAGTAACACAGCGATGCAATGCTGCTTGTCCAATGTGTGATCGTAACGAAAACGGTGGCGCTGTCAACCAACACATACGTGGAAATGAACAAGAATTATCACTACAGGACTGTATGGATATCTTCCCTCCAGAATTTATTAAACAGCTCAACGTGATGTATATGTGTGGTAACCTAGGTGATCCCATCAGTGCCACTGATACACTAGAGATTATGGAGTACTTTAGAAAACATAATCCCAATATTTGGCTCAGTATGAACACCAATGCTGGCGCCAGAGACACTGAATGGTGGACACGTTTAGCAGAAGTTATCGGACGCCAAGGTGCAGTCATCTTTAGTGTTGATGGTCTCGAAAACACAAATCACCTGTATAGACAGAATGTACGTTGGGAGTTTGTTGAGAGAAATATGAAAGCATTTATTGCAGCAGGCGGCAGAGCCCGGTGGGATTATATTATCTTTGAACACAGTGAATGTGATGTAGAACGTGCAGAACAGCTTGCAAAAGAATGGGGCTGTGAAAAATTTATGAAGAAAAAAACTGGGCGTTTCTTTAGCAGTGCTAAAAACAAAGGCAAAGAGTCTCACCAAGCAGTAAACAGAAAAGGCGCTGAAACAACAACACTTGCAAAACCTAAAAAATTAGAGCATCAGAATTTGGCATTGGCCAAAGAGGCTGAATTAGAAAAAACATACGGCAGTATGATGGACTACTATAACCAAGCCACTATTAGTTGTAAAGTAGCGCAGCCAGATAAAAATAAAAGCATGTTTGTAACAGCAGAGGGATTAATTATGCCGTGTTGTTGGACAGCGGGCCGGATGTATAAATGGTGGCAAGCAGATCCAAAAGTGGAACAAATTTGGGACTTTATTGACAGAGCTGGCGGGAAAGAAGGTATTAATGCAAAACTATTTGGTATAAAAGGTGTCTTTGATAGTGGCATTATGCAAGACATTCAACGTAGTTGGAAACTTGAAAGTATCAAAGCTGGTAAACTAGGTGTTTGTGCGCAAAAGTGTGGCACAGAGTTTGACCCATTCTCGGAGCAATTTAAATAATGGAATATTCAGACGTATTAAAAGCAAGAAGCACTACCTTTAGTTGGAAGACGGATCAAGTGCCAGTGGAAATTATACAAGAGGTATGCGAGGAAGTTTACAATTATGCTCCTAGTAAAAACAGAAAAATACCTTATGTAGTAGATATTATTGACAACACTGATCCTGAAATGAGAAAACAGATTCACACAATGTGTCATAGAAATACAGATCATAATATGATGATCGATAAAGGTAATCCGCAAGTACTAGCACCTACTCTTTTGGCATTCAGCACACGTGATGTTGTTTATGAAGAAACTAAATTTCAAACAATTGAACAACGCCCAGGAATTGGAATTGCCAATACTGACAATATAGAAATTGGTATCGCCGCAGTATCATTTATCTACGGCTTTACTGCTCGAGGAATTGACACTGGATTATGCCAGTGTATTCGAGATGCAGAAGGCATGGCAAAATTAATCGGTGCAGACCGAAGAACTAATTTGTTCATTGGAATCGGATATCGTGAACCACATCCACTTTATATTGACCCTAGGACAGATAGAAGTAGACGTATTCCGTATGCTTATGGAGAAAATCCATATCCTAGACCAGCATTTGAGGACGTCTACAAAATAAGAGTAAAATAATGTATTTTAATTTCAAAAAATACTTGACTTTAACTTCAATTCATCGTATTATGAATACATAACAACAATCAAACCCTAAGGAGACTCTATAAATGAGTACTATTAAAGACGTAGTTCAAGACGTAGTTAAAATGACTGCGAGCTTGGGCATCGTAAACTTTGTTAAAGTAGAAGGTGATGCTTCTACTACCAAGTTCGATGCAGTAGACACAGAGCGCACTGTGATTATCAAAGCGAAACTACACAATGCACTTCCAGAATTTTCTGGTGTGTTTGGATTTGGCAACTTGGCGTTCTTGAACGGCATTAGCGGCATCCGCACATACAAAGAAGATGGCGCGACTGTAGAAATGGTAATGCAGGAAAAAGATGGTGCAACAACACCACAAGCATTGCTATTCAAAGACACACAAGGCAATAACGACCGATATCGTCTAATGAATGAACGCCAGGTACTCAGTACATTTGAAAACATTGAATTTAACTCAATGCCAAACTGGGATATCACTGTTGAGCCTACAAAGCAAAAAGTAAGTGAGTTGCAGGAAATTGCTGGCATTTATGGTGGCATTGAACCCAACTTTAGCCTAAAGACACAAGATGGTAACCTAATCGTTACTGTTGGTGATACTGGTGGTAGTTTTGTTGGTAAGCGTACATTTGCTACTAATGTAACTGGTGAACTGGGCGAGGGCTTTAGTTGGCCACTTACACAATTCTTGAGTGTATTGAAGTTGGGCATGACAGCACAATGTACTTTGCACATCAGTGCAATGGGTGCGTTGCAAATTACAATCGACACTGGCATCGGCGAATATAACTATATCCTTCCAGCATTGTCGGTATAAAACATGTCAAACTTAACAGCTAGCAACAAAGATTATAGTGTGTTTTTGCCCAGCATTAGCACCTTCTATAACAATGTGCTTGCAAAATATCGTGAACAAGGCACAGACTTCATCCCTGATGAACGTGTGCCAGCAGGCTTTGAAAAAGGTTTGGAAGGCATGGACTTCCTCAAAGAGGATAGTTACTTTCCATACAAATGGGGGCTATACTCTGCAGGACATGCACAGTTAAATCTCGACAAAGCATATGTAAGCGATAACATGGTACAAGCACGTGATCGTGAAAAGACATTCATCCTAGGAGACTCAGGTGGGTTCCAGATCATTAAAGGTGTTATTAAGTGTGATTGGAAAAACTTTAAGACAGATGATAGTTTACGTGAAACTATTCTAAACTGGTTGGAGTATACAGCAGACTATTCAATGATTTTGGATATCCCAACATTGGCAGCTGAACCTACATTTACTGAGCGTACAGGCATTACTTCATTCAATGAATGTTTGGAATACACTGATTTTAATGTAAACTGGTTTAAAAAGCATCGTAAATTCCAAACAAAATATCTAAATGTTATGCAAGGACGTAATTGGGCAGAAGCAAATCATTGGTATCAAAGTATGAAGCACCATGATCTTGATGGCTTTGCTTTTGGTGGTAGCACCAAGAATGATATCAATATTGTATTGCGCACACTTATTCAAATGCGTGATGATAATCAGCTGGAGCGTGGAAAGCGTGACTTGTTGCACTATCTAGGAACAAGTAAACTGGAATGGGCAACTGCATTTACTGCTATTAAACGTGCATTACGTTCAACAGTTAATGAAGATATTGATGTTATGTTTGATTGTGCAAGTCCTTTTATTGCTACGGCAATGGGACAAGTGTACACACAGCACACACATCGTAATAACAAATTTGGTTATGTTATGGATAGTGCAGTAGATAGCAAAACATTAGCAGGTAGTGAGATTCCGTTCCCTTGGGGCGGCGCAGTTGGTGATCGTTTAACTATGGGGGATATTAATTGGTATCATCCAGGCATGTTGAACAAGAATGGCAAAGAAGGCAAGACTTCGTGGGATAGCCTCAGCTACTTCCTACAGATGGGTCACAATGTATATAGTCACATTGAAAGTGTCCAACGTGCTAATGCATTGACAGATGTTGCTACAACACAATTTAAAACTAGTCATCACGAATGGCGCAAAGTAAAGAATGGTAGTAAAGAGGATCAATTTGATCCTTGGGTACCACGTAATGCATTGTATATGTCTAACTTTATTGAAGAACTATTTAAAAGTGAAACACCAATGCAGATGTTAGACGAAGCTGGAGCAATGATGGCGGACTTTAACGGACAGAAGAGTCTTAAAACATCAAACAACTCGATGAGTGGACTCTTTAAAGTAAGTAAAATGCAGGATGATATCATCTCTGCAGATTACGACAATGAAGCTGCTGAACAAGCAAACACAATCTTAACAAATATGGAGGCCTAATTATGGCGAAAAAGATCAGACTAATTGATGAAGAAGGTACTACTACAACAACAACAGATACTAATACAACGGAAGTATCTGTGCCAGGACTAGATGGTGCGCAAATGATGAAATATGCGGAAGCAATTGATTGGAAACTTTGGGAAATCTTGAAGCTTCTTCGTGCGCAAGTTGGCGAGGACACGTAGACGATGGGTGTTCAAGTTTCACAGCGTCAAATTTGGGTAACCTTTCAACAAGAAGGGGTACACTTGTACCCAGCTGCAATTGATGACCCTTCCCTGGCCACAGGCGATTGGGATGACGTAAGTTTCTTAGGATACGCACATCGTCATATCTTTCACTTCCGTGTAGCAATTGATGTACAACACAATGATCGAGATATTGAATTTATCCAATTCAAGCGGTGGCTACAATCACTGTATTCAGTAGGAACGCTGAATCTCAATCATCGTAGTTGTGAAATGATTGCTGAAGAACTAGCAACAACTATTAACAACAAATACCCGGGCCGCGACATTACTATCACTGTTGCTGAAGATAATGAAAACGGCGCAACAATGACATTTAACTCAAACTAAGGAATAATAAAATGTCCAACACTAAACCAAATCAATATCGTATTGGTGGCTACTATACTTTGCCGGAGATCAAATACGATCTTCTTAAAATTATCCAACCATATGATGGTTTGATTTATAACCACAAAGACACAGCAAAGGTTACTAGCTTGTTTCATGCCTACCTAGGCGACTTGAGTTCAAGCTGGAAATTGCGTGAATTTGAAATCATCACTGTTGAAAAAAATAACGCAGTGACCTTTGATTTAACGCTAAGGCTACACAAGGATCGTAGCCCCAAAAAACTAAAGATCCATGTTGGTCGTCTTGTCCATTTTCGTGACAACGTAAAGGCAGATTGATATGAATCGTGTGGTTGTAGTAAGCGGTGGTTTTGATCCCGTTCACAGCGGACACATTAGCATGTTTAAAGCAGCCAAGGCATTGGGAGATGTCTTGGTTGTTGCCTTGAATAGTGATGATTGGCTGACTCGAAAAAAGGGTCGGCCCTTCATGCCATTTACTGAACGTGCTGGTATTATCGGTGAATTAGCAGTTGTTGATCAAGTTATCAAATTTGATGATACTGACGATACAGCTTGCGATGCACTAACTAAAGTTCTCAATAACTGTAAATCTAGTGAAATTATTTTTGCAAACGGCGGCGATCGCGGCAAAGATAATATTCCAGAAATGACAGTAACTGATCCGCGCCTATCATTTGAGTTTGGCGTCGGCGGTGATGATAAGCGCAATAGCAGTAGTTGGATACTCAAGGAGTGGAGTCAACCCACAACCCAACGTGCCTGGGGTAGTTACACTGTATTACACAATGGTCCAGGTTGGGCTGTTAAAGAACTTGCTTTTGGTACTGAAACTCCACTTAGTGATCAACGGCATTTTATTCGCAGTGAACACTGGCATGTGATTGAAGGCAAAATTCGCATGGACTTGGAATTTGCCAACGGCGATCGTGAAAGCAAAACATATGGTCCTGGTGACAGCATTGATATTCCAGTATTAACTTGGCACAAAGCACACAATGTAGGAGAAGTTACTGCAAAAGTAATTGAGGTTTGGATGGGATCTGAACTCAGTGAAGAAGATATTGAAAGAAGAGATTAATGAAGTATGTTATTGATATTGACGGGACTATCTGTCGAGAAGTTATCATTCCTGACAGTGGTGGTAAAAAAGACTACGCTAATCATATCCCAATGCCAGAACGCATTGCAAAAGTAAATGCACTATACGATGCAGGACATACAATCAAATATATGACTGCACGTGGGTGCGTTAGTGGCGTGGACTATTACGAGCTTACATATGCACAGCTGATGAAGTGGGGTGCAAAGCATCACGAACTAAGCGTAGGTGAAAAAGAAAACTACGATATCTGGATTGATGACAAAGCATTTTGGAGTGAAAACTTCTTCCGCGAAACAGGGGAAACTTATGAGTGATTACACATGTGATAACTGGGTCGTTATCAAGATGAAAGGCGATGATCCTCACTATCGTCTTCTTGTTGGAACATCTGGTGGTTACTTAGATGGCGACAGTTGGCGTATGAACAGTGGCATTACAAAGGTAGAAGAGGACGAAGAGTTCTACTACTTCTCTGGTTCTAGTGGGTCTCGATATCGTTGTTATAAAGAGTCCTACACACTGAGGATGAACAATGCACACATTTGGACACAGTTACAAGGTATTCACGGCGACAAAGTTGAGATGATGCCAGAAGATACAGACTGGATGAATATGGATTGGATTATATCATGAGTAGATTTATAGCAGCAATGGATCACAGTGGTGGTTCAACAGGTGGCGTACTAGAACGTTACGGACAAGAATACACAGAAGCAGACAAGATGGAGAAAGTTCATGCTATGCGTCTTAGAATGGTCAACAGTCCTGACTTCAACGACTCAAACATCTGGGGAGCAATCCTCTACCAAGACACAGTCACACGTGGCATGGTTAACATCTTGGATGAAAAAGGTATTGACACGTTCCTAAAGATTGATAGCGGATGTGATGCTGATGGAACACTCAAACAGTTTCCAGTAAAACAAATGTTAGAGTTTGCTACTAACGGCATTGGTCCTAAAATCTACGGCACCAAGATGCGTAGTATTGTACACGGTACAGGAATGGTACATCCTGTACTCAAACAACAGTTTACACTTGCCCGTACTATTTGGGATTGTGGACTTGTACCTATTATTGAACCAGAAGTGCCTATTGACCATCCTATCAAAGCTGAAGTTGAAGACGCTCTTATGTATCACTTGCAAGAGTTCTTAGATGAATATCCAGGCAAATGTATTCTCAAACTAACACCGCCGGAAGTACCTAATCTGTATCACAACCTTACAGTGTTTCCTAATGTAGAACAGGTTGTGTTCCTGAGTGGCGGATACAGTACAGCAGAAGCATGTAATAGGCTTGGCCTTAATGACAATGTAAGTGCGAGCTTTAGCAGAGCGTTATCAGAAGGCTTACGTTATGACTTGACAGACGAAGAATTTAATGCTAAACTTGAATACAATATTAAAATGATTGTGGATGCTAGCGAATAATGAACTGGATTGAAATTGACAAAAACATCGTCAGCATGATGGGTATCTATACGGATAAAGATAAGTTATTTAAAGATCTCAAAAAACTTTATAACTGGAATGAATCACAAGTCGAGCATGCTGTCGAACCATTACTACAACGTTGGGGATGGTATGACAAGAAAGTAACAACGCCAGTCAAAAACAAACACAAAGTAAAAAAGGAAAAGAAATGAATACTATTTGGATTATTCCAATCGAACCAATAGATCAACGTTATACTAAACAGTGGTATGATAACATTCCCAAGACATTGGCAGCACGAATTGGTGTTGAAGGTTTAGATTATCAAATTGTAATAATTGATGGTGAAGACTTTGCTCCAGAACAGCGTACTGAAGGTGCGTTCCTAGATTTTGGTGCTACTAACGTATACAAGTCAACACAAACAACCGCAGTAAGCAAGATGTTTAGTAACGGCAAAGTCAAAGCGGGCGACAAGTTTTTGATTACTGACGCTTGGAACTTTATTATTACTCCTATCAAATACATGAGTGACTTATTGGATATCCCAGTCGAAATCCACAGTATTTGGCATGCAGGCGCTTATGATCCAAGCGACATCCTAGGATACAAAATGAGCAAGCCTTGGCCTTGGTTGCAAGAACAAAGTTGGTTTATGAGCAGTGATTATAATTACTTTGCAACCAATAGCCACAAAAATATGTTCCTCAAGAACTTGGACATTCCAGAAAAGTACGAAGGCAAGGCAATACGCAGTGGACAGCCGCATGAACTCATTATTGAGCCGTTGCTTAACCGTCAGGGTGGAACGAAAACCAACAAGGTAATGTGGCCACATCGTTATAATGCAGACAAGCAACCTGACATTGCAGAAGATCTCAGTAACGATTTTGACATGGTTATTACACAAAAAATGGACTTGGATAAAGATGCGTATTATGATGTAATGGCAACCAGCAAAGTAATCTTTAGTTGTGCATTGCACGAGAATTTGGGTATCAGCGTAATGGAAGCGGTACTAACAGGTGCAATTCCAGTATTGCCGGATCGGTGTAGCTATGCTGAAATGTATTTGCCAGAATTCAAATACCCAAGTGAGTGGACTGAAAATTATGACTCATATGTTCGTAATAAAGATAACTTGGTAGCATTTATCCAGGAGCGTATTGACAATTATGATGAATATGCGGAACTGGTTAACAAACAACAAAATATCCTAATGGACAGTTACTTGAATGCAACTGTTATGGTGGATAAACTTCTAGGGCTATAATGAGTACTTTCCTAATCAGCGATACCCATTTTAATTTTCCAGAAATGTTGGGGTTTACTGACTGGGAAGGTAACTTAACCCGTCCTGGGTTTGCTAGTGTTGATCATATTGATGATTTTATGATTGAGAGTTGGAATAGCGTAGTTGGTCCTAATGATCACGTTATCCATTTGGGTGATTTTGTTCAACAAGATAGACAGCGATGGATGGAACAAAACTTCCATAGATTGAACGGTACGTGTGAACTAATCGTAGGCAACCATGATGATATTCCGCTAATGGCATCAGGAGGCTGGTTTACTAATATTAGCATGTGGAAACAAATGCAAGACTTGGAGTTGTTGTTAACTCATGTTCCTGTTGAAGCTGGTAGTTTAATTAGACCTAAATATGCAAATGGTGACCGAGCCGTAGACAAATATGATCAATCACAATGGATGACTGTCACAAACGTACATGGGCATCTGCATAGCAACCCAAGTCCCGAGGGTCCATATATTGGAGTTAGCGTAGAGCAGATCAATTATAAGCCAATTAGCTTAGACTTATTGGTTGACAAACTAAGAAAATAATAATATAATAGTAGTAATAAAATAAAAGGAACATAGTATATGACAAAGACTTCCCAGATTAAACAACGTTTGCAAGATGCAAATATCCGCCATTGGGCAGGCGATAACATTTCTGAAGTATTACAGAATGGCGATAAGGAAGAACTTATCGAAGATGCTACAGTAGCATTTGAAAGTGTACTAGACGCTCTGCTAATTGATCGCGAAAATGATCCTAACTCACAAGGCACAGCTCGCCGCTTGGCCAAGATGTACTTTAATGAGATTATGGCAGGACGATATGAGCCCCCACCCACTGCAACTGCATTTCCAAACGACAATGGTACTGCATACAAAGGCATGTTGGTAGTTCGTAGCGAGCTTAAATCAATGTGTAGTCATCATCACCAACCAGTGAGCGGTGTTGCGTATATTGGTATCATTCCAGGTGAGAAAGTCATCGGACTTTCAAAGTATACACGCATTGCACAGTGGTGTGCAAGACGTGGCACACTACAGGAAGAACTGTGCAATGATATTATGCGTGAGATTATAAAAGCAACTGATAGTGAAGACGTGGGTGTTTACATTCAAGCAACACACGGCTGTTGTGAAAATCGTGGCATTATGGCACACAGTTCATTAACACAAACAACTGTACTCAACGGTACTTTTATCAAAGATCCAGCATGTAAGCAAGAGTTTTTTGATAATATTAAATTACAACAGGAGTTTGCACCGAGATGATTGATCCAAAAGTAACAAAGCTAGTCAAGGAATTTGAGAAACAAATTAAAGACCTTAATGCAACTTGGGCAAAGTTGCAAGCTAACGATGTGTATGTTCGTGCTGAATTTGCGGGTACACATTCATATACTGAACCTAAATCATTAGTAGTAAGTGAAATTAGACAAAGTGTAAATTATTTGGCAGGAGGTAAATCATAATGGCCATTGATAAAGTTCACTACACCTGGAAAGATGTAGAACATATGATTCATACAATTAACAATTTGATGTATGCCGATAATTGGCGACCAGATTATATTGTTGGACTTACACGTGGAGGATTGGTTCCTTCAGTAATTATGTCAAATCTAACAGGCATTCCAATGCACACATTAGATGTACGTTTTCGAGATAATGAGGGACTAAATGGTCCTGAAAGCAATTGCTGGATGAGCGAAGAGGCATTTGGATATAACGATACAGAAAAAACTGGCATCACTGGCGCTCGTTGGGATATTAAACTTCGTAAAAATATATTAATTTTTGATGATATTAATGACAGCGGCAAAACAATGCAATGGATTAAAGATGATTGGAGATCTAGTTGTTTCCCTAACGAGGATAATGCTTGGGACTCAGTGTGGGGCAACAATGTTAAATTTGCAACATTAATGGATAATGTGGGCAGTGCGTTTGGTGATGTCGATTACACTGCAATGGAACTGGACAAAAGCGAACGTGATGTTTGGGTAGTATTCCCTTGGGAAGGTGAGAGAGATTATGGAAACTTCTAAACTCAGCATTGACATAGATGAAATAGACGATTTAATTTTTGACGCTACCCACAGTGTAATCAGCGTTACTGGTCATGAGTGCGATACTATAACTTTGACAGATACTTTTTCAAACGACGTGACATTTAATGGAGAAATTACAATTAATCAAGATTGTGAAACTATTAAATTACTTGAAACCCTTAAAGAACAAAAAATGCAAATCGAAGCTCTTAGTGAAATTATTGCTGACATGGTAATAAAGAAAGATTTCAATGTTGAATATGATCTTGAAAAGAGGGTTGAACAAAAAAGATTTCTGAACAAGCTGGGTGGAAAGTAACCATGGCAACATATACTATACAAATTAATGGTTGGGGTACAGAGATGGTACTTGGCGCAATCACCAAACAAGCCTATGATTACTGGAGTATTAAAGATGAAGATGATAGTGGACTAGCTAACCATTTGTTCTGGGATCCATACGAAGCTGAAGAAGGCAATGAAGTTACTGACGAATCTGATCCACGATTTCTAGGAAATTGGTATGAGAATGATGATATTGAACATTCTTACGGTGCCTTTTCAGAAAAGTGTGTAGTAATTGTACTGGATGAAGATGACCAAGAAATATGGGAATGTGATGAGCCAGCAATTAAGAGTACTTCAATCATTGATCCAGAAGAGCAGGAAGCTGGATATTATATTAAAATATGGCAGACTGAAAAAGGAAACTTTTTCACTGCGGAAATTGAAACAGATAAATTTGATCCGGACAAACTGGTATTTTCTGCAACTAACATTGATGGTGATGTGGTAATTGATAGTATAGAATATGACGGACAAGCTATAGATAGCGATGATATTGACACACGCACTAAGTCATCTGGTTGGGAATTTTATGAAAATCTGTAAGGAATATATTTTGAAAAACTTAAAACTTTATCTATTGGTACTTTTAACGTTTACTGCTTCATCCGCATTTTCTCAAACGATGCCAATACAGCCATTAAATCCTATAGTACCAGAAACAACCGAGCCCACGCCTGATGAAACTCCACTCGTGGCTGTGCCCAGAACAATGATGTGCGGAACATCAACATACGTTCGTGAAATGCTGGATGCACAGGGTTTAGTATTGTGGGCAGGTGGTCGAAAAACTCCTGATTATATTCCAGGAGATCCATTTAGCTCGATTGTTATTGTAAGACACCCACAAACATTTTCATATGCAGTTGTGCTGTTACAGCCAGAAAATAATATAGCATGTGTGGTTGCTATGGGAAATTTTATTTTAACTGTGCAAGAACAATTAGATTTACAGTGATAAAAATTACAACCCATTGAAAGCGAACGATTTTATTGTTCGCTTTTTTCTTGACATCAAGATGTCTTACTGCTATATTATATGAGTAAGTTAACAAAGAGGACAACATAATGGATATCAAAAAAACTCTTATTGCTACAGTTAGTGCGTTAGCCCTGAGTGCCATCCCGCTTACTGCAACTGCTTCAGAATTTAAAAGCTATTACAATATGGCACAAAAGTGGAAACCAGCACAGCAGATTAATTTTGCTAATAGTATGATCCGCAATCTTGAGCGCAGCAACAAAGCATATTCAAATTTCATTAACAAATATTCTCAGTTTGCTGGGCATAGTTGGTATGATAATATGAAACGTCGGTATACGTTCCAAGTATCTGAAATTGCAAAATTCAAGAGCTTACTGGACGCAAACGCAGCTCCAAAAACTACATTAATTGATACCATTGTTACTACTGAAGATCGTTCAATAGTGCGCCGCCGCCCCACGGCGGTAACTAGTGATGTAGATACTGTTGAGATTGAAACAACTGCTGAGTTCATTAATGAATATGCAGTAAACACAAAAGTATTAACAACTCCAGTAAACACAATACTTTACACTGTGACTACAACAGTCAAGGTATACAGTGATGGCGATCGCCAAACAAGCAACCAAGTTAAAGTTACGTCAAATGACACAGTGGATGAAACAGAAACAAAAGTAACACGTGAACTGATTCGTCAGACTGCGGTGGTAGTAGAAGATACTCCAGTAAATAACACAGTATCACAAGTTCTAACTGTTGAAGAATATATGGCACGTGATGATGTCGACTATTCTGCAAGTGAAGCATATCAATCAGCAGTTCTTAATATGAATGCCAGAATTAATCCTGACTATATTAATACTGCTATGCAACCATATGCTGGTAACTTGCCAGCAATTGGCGCTCCAGAAGCATGGGCACGTGGTTGGACAGGCAAAGGCTCTACTATTGCTATTTTAGACTCTGGTATCGACCTAGATCATGTTGAGTTTGAGGACAGCATTGCCGGCACAAAATGCTTTACACGTGAATGTTCAGCTGGTTATGCAACTGTGCAAGACGAAAATCGTAACTCACATGGTACACACGTTGCAGGTATTGCAGCTGGTAATTTAGACGGTAATGGATCAACTGGTGTCGCTTATGATGCAGACCTGCTGATTGCTAAGACAGCATACAACAGTGGGTTCTTTGACTTTACTGTAGTTGACGAGGCTATTGAATGGGCAGTAGACAACGGTGCGGATGTTGTTAACATCAGTGCAAACTACAATGTAGACGCCACTTACAAGAACAGCATGACAGAAATTGCCGACGGCGTCTTCCGTTCCAACGATACTCGTGGACGTAATGGTGTTTCATATGACAATAATGGATATGCTAACATGTATTCAAGCCCGGCGTACTATGGTGATACTGTAACTGCGATGAAAGGCAATGAGTTGGTAATGGTACTATCTGCAGGCAACCAAGGTTTGGATTTCGCAGGACAGCCTACAAAGATTGCATTGGATGATGAAGTTGGCGAACGTGTGTTGGTGGTTGGTAACTATGACCTACGCTCAAACGCTCTGGCATCCAGTTCAAATGCAGCAGGCACCGTGTGCTACGATTTTAATGAAGCTACATCTACTTGTAATAATGATAAGCGTATTAGTGATCGTTATATTATGGCGCCAGGACAGTATGTGATGAGTGCAGATAACAACGGAGAGTATCGTACTCTCAGCGGTACCTCAATGGCAGCTCCCACAGTATCAGGTGCAGTGGCAGTAATACACCAGATGTGGCCGCATATGACAGGTGCTAACTTGACTAACCTATTGTTGGATACAGCAAGCACTGACGAAATTTTTAATTACAATGAAAATGTACATGGTCAGGGATTGTTGGATTTGGCTGAAGCAACTAGCCCACAGGGCGTAATTGGAATTCCAACAACTGGACGTATTGATGGGTCATCAACAAGTGTTGCTAGTGTTGGTACTATGAACATTGCAGGTGCCAGTATCAGCGCACTGGGCAATATGATGGTGGTTGATGATTATGATCGTGACTTCTATATTGACGGCAACAACATGAACGCAGGCGCCGCGTCGTTGACAAGCTATAGCGCAATGACAAATGTTACTGTGCCGATGGAAAATGTAAATGTTAGTTTTGGTGAAATGGCAAATGGCGTTGAAGTAAATTTTGACGGTGTTCAAGTAGGAGTAATGAGTGAAAATGAAACATTTCTAGGCAACGTTGCTGATAACATGATGATTGATGTTGATGGTGCCACAACAGTATATGCTGGTTACGAAGCAGAATTTTCACAAGGTAACACTACCTTTTATGGCAACGCAACAATTGGTTTAACAACACTGGATGTAAATAGTAGTGCAATGATGAAGTCAGCAGACACTTTGGTTAGCAATAGTGCAACTGTTGGTGTCCGCCAAATGGTAGGCAAAGGAATGTTTAGTCTTAGTGCAGCTCTTCCAGTAGCAATTGCAAATGGTAACGGAAATTTTGAAGTTGCTAGCGGCGTTAGCGCAACCGGAGACATTGAGACTATGAACATGTCATCCAGCCTTGAAAATGCATCACGTGAGCTTACTGTTGGATTTGGTTACGATTATGCATTTAACGACAATGCAGGTGTTGGTACATATGCTAGCTTCACAGACAATGCAGGTAGCATTTCAGGAAATACATCAGGGTCGATTGGTGTAAACTTTAAGGTACAATTTTAATGAGTTCAACATACAAAAGAGGACAGTTAGAAGTTATAGCTGGTCCAATGTTTGCAGGAAAGAGTAGTGCGCTGTTAAAGCGTCTACTTTTTCTTGAACACGGCGGCAACAAAGTCTTAGTACTAAAGCCAGTAATTGATGATAGATATGATCCCAACAGTATCGTAACACATAACCAACTAAAACATGAGGCAGTTTCCGTGATTGATTTAGAACTTGTAAAAGACAATTATACAATCAAGCCTTATAACTTTCATACTATTTTTATTGATGAAGTTCAGTTTTTTGATCCAAAAGAAACACTGTGGTTTGTGGAGGAAGGCCTCCGCGAAGGCGTTAACTTTGTATGTGCGGGACTGGACCAGGACAGCCGCGGTGTACCGTTTGACACAACTGCCCGCATGTTGGCGCTGGCAGATGATATTGAAAAGATCACAGCATTTTGTAATGTATGCGGCCAGAGCGCCAGTAAAACACAGCGATTAAGTACTGGCGGCGGTCGAGTAAATGTCGGCGGCGCAGACAAATATGAGCCACGTTGCCATGCGCATTGGGAAGGCAAATAATGTACCACGAAATTGATACAGAGACACAGTTTAAGATTAATGATTTGATGGAAAATTTCCAACAAGCAGCATTGGCAACTACTGGTGAACGATTTCCACATGTATCCAAGGTAATGCCTGCAGTAGTAAATGGTGAGATTTATTTGCTACTAAGTGATTTAAGCGAGCATACTAGAAATATTCAGGACATAAGTAAACGTGTTAGTATCTATTTTGCTTCTGTAGAAAAGCATGGTACACGATTAAATAATCCACGATATACTGTGATGGGGAAATTATACCCCGTGCCGTATAATGATAATAAAAATTCAGAACAATATAAAAACATGTTAATAGAATTTGACAAATTGGACAAAGGTGCTACAATGTATGGTATGTTTGGAGATTTTAATATATACAGGTTCGAGCAATATGATCATTTATATGTTGAGGGATTTGGCAAGGCTTTTAAGTAAGATATAAAATTAACCGTTGACATTTCTTTCTAGATACATTAAGCTGGAACGTACTAGAAGAAGTTAACAAAGAGGGCAACAAGATGTCAACAGAACTTAAAGGACAAGACGGTGAATGATCGGGAATTATACGAAGAAGGTCTATTGATGGATCTGGAAAAAACGAAGACTCTCATTAAAGAGCTGTTTGAACTTCTTGACAAAACCGAAGAGACAAATGAAGGTCGGGTCTTTCGTCCTAATCGAATCTCTTCTTGTCGTGCAGCAGATGTAGAGAAACTAGAGCAGGTTCTGAAAGAACTTAAGAACACTTTGGTGGATTAATGTTAAAGGAGAAGAAAGATGAGTGATGAGCAGGCAGAGGCGGAGACCCCGAAGGTGCTCGATGCGTGGCTTGAGGCTGAGGCTAAGATTGTTGAACTGGAAGCAGAGAACGAAAAACTGCGCAAAGGTCTTGAAATCTATGCACGTGAGCGTAATCGTTTTAAACACGCAACACCAGAAATGAGTGGTGCATATTTCTTGTCTGGTGGTCATGGACCTAAAGATGATAATCAGATGCCGCAGTTTGTAGAAATTGTCCCTGCATATGGATGTGGTTGGTCAATGATTTATGAAGACACTGGTCGCACTATTAGCTATGAGGGATCGTGATGAAAGTTTATATCAGCGATTATCCTAAACATAGGTTCTATCACAACTGGTTGTACCGCTGGTTTGGTTATAGTCAACAGCAACGAACGAGTATAAAGATTCACGACTATGATACTTGGAGTATGGATCATACTCTTGCACCTATCATATTGCCTATGCTTGTACAGCTAAGAGCTACAAAGCATGGTGCTCCTATGGTAGACATGAAAGATGTTCCACGAGAACTACGTGCTACTAAAAAGCAACTGGACGCATACGGCAAAAACGGTGATTCTGACCCTAAGTTCTTTGAACGTTGGGACTGGATCATGGATGAAATGATCTGGGCGTTCGAACAAAAGTGTCGTGACGATTGGATGGAAGATTACGACTATAACAAATGGGATAGTGAAGGTGCAAAAGCCCACCAAGATCGCATGAGCAATGGTTTCCGTTTGTTCGGGACTTATTTTGAAAATCTCTGGGATTAGAAATGAATAAAATTATAGAATTACCTGTCATGAGAATTATTGCAGGACCTTGTCAGCATGAAGGTCTAGCACAAAGTGCAGAGATTGCACGTGAGTGTAAACGTGTGTGCGACAAGTATGGTATCGATTATTATTTTAAAGCAAGTTACGACAAAGCAAATCGTACAAGTGCAGATAGTAAACGTGGGGTTGGACTAGAAAACACCATGATGGATTTTCGTACACTGAAAGAAACGTATGGAGTATCTACAGTAACAGATGTACATAGTGTTAGCCAGATTGGTGAGATTATCGTAGGTTGGGAGGAATGCGTTGATGTATTACAGATACCAGCATTCTTATGCAGACAAACAGATTTGATTAAGGCAGCTTGCAAAACAGGCAAGATTGTCAACATCAAGAAAGGACAGTTTCTTGCACCATGGGATGTAAAAGGTATCCTTAGTAAAACACAAGGTGCAAAAGAAGTGTGGATTACAGAAAGAGGTACCAGTTTTGGATATAATACTTTGGTTAATGATTTTACTGGCATCAACTATATGCTTGACAATTTTAGTAATATTGTGTTCGATGCCACTCACTCAGTCCAGTCGCCAGGAGGACAGGGTTCTAGTAGTGGGGGTAATCGCAATTATGTTCCAGGTCTTACTAGGGCTGCTTCTGCTATGGGCGTCAGTAACTTCTTCTTAGAAGTACACACTGACCCAGACAACGCACCCAGTGATGGACCCAACATGTTACACTTAAAAGACTTTGAGGAGATAGTACGTGACATCATCAGCTATTCTTATACCAGCAAGGTATAACAGCACTCGCTTTCTCGGCAAGCCACTGGCAATGCTAGATGGTATTCCTATGATTAAGCGTGTCTACAATGCATGTAAAGCAACAGGGCTACCGACATATGTACTTACAGACGATATGCGTATTTTTGAACAGTTTGGCGCAAGGGCGTGTTGGATAGATCAAGAACAAGAATACGAAAACGGAACTGCTAGATGTGCTGGCGCAGTAGCGAATGACATGTTTACTAAGTACTTAGGACACTACGATCAATTCATTAATGTACAAGGTGATATGCCTGACGTGACACTGGAAATGATTGACAAATGTATCTTTGGATTAAAGCATTATCCATTAGCAACAGTGTGTACTCCAATTAAAGATGAAAGACTAGATGACCCAAACACAGTTAAACTTGTACGTGCAGGTGATAAAGTGTTGTGGATGGGGAGAGGAATGTCGGGATACGGAGACCAACATTTAGGTGTATATGGATATAAACGTGAAGCATTAGCACTATATGATACACTTGTAAGTACACGTGAAGAAAGAATTGAAAAACTAGAACAGCTGCGTTGGTTAAAAAGCGGTTGGAGCATGAGTGTGTTCCCAGTTGAGTTTAATGGTATAGAAATTAACACACCACAAGATTTGGGGAAATGGAATGATAGCAGGTAAGGTATGGGGCAACACTGAATTAGTTGAAGCTAATGGTGCTTTGGAATTCCATCGTATTGAAATGAACAAGGGCGGTGTTTGTTCTAAACACCTACATGAATTTAAGTGGAATGGGTTTTATGTCGAATCTGGTCGTATGCTTATTCGTGTATGGCAGAAAGATTATGATTTAGTTGATGAGACTATTCTCGAACCAGGCATGTACACTAAGGTTAAGCCTGGAGTGTATCATCAGTTTGAATGTTTAGAAGATGGTGTCGCTTTTGAATTATATTGGGCAGAATTTTCGCATAATGACATTATGCGTGAGACTGTGGGACATGCTTAAAAACGATTGACTTCTTGCAAATTTTAGATTATAATGGAAGTATAAAATATCAAACTTTGGAGATTTAATAAATGGACACTAATGCACCACCAGTATATGAAAAAGGATACCCATCATATGATGCAGTTAATCGATCTGACAAAAGTAAACAGCCATTGGAAACAGAACTCATGGCAATTACTGCTGAAGAATGTGGTGAATTAATTCAATCGTGTATGAAAATTGTACGATGGGGAACTGATAAAAAGAAAATAGAAGGTCTTATCGAAGAGGCTGGCGATGTAGCATTGATGTTGGATTTATTAATTGAACACGGCTATATTACAAGACAAGAACTAGATGCTCGAAAACAAGTAAAGCGTTTAAAATTAAAAAGATATTCAAATTTAATCGAGGAGTAACAATGTCTAAAGCATTAGTAGTAATTAAAGACAGCAAACAAGCCAAAGCACTTGGTGATATTGCAAAACGTGCAAGCGTACAACAAGGAGATGTTGATGTATCATTTGCACATGATGAGTATGACTACATCACTATTGTAGAAAAAAAGCCCGAAGAAAATGGTGAAGCATGGCGCACACTTGCTGGCAAAATGGTAGGTAAATATAAATCAAAAGTAGAAACACTTAATTTTGATACTGGATGTTTTGGAGACGCTATTGTCGACGGTGCGGAATTGGCAATGTATGAATTTAACAAATACAAAACTGATCCGAAAGCCAATAAACTTAAAGAAATATTATATGGCGGCGTTGTAACACATGGAAGTGGTGTTTCTACTAGTGTAAATTGGGCTCGTGACTTTGTTAGTGAGCCTGGTAACGAATTATATCCAGAAGAATATGCTGATCGTATCCAATCAACACTTACACCTCTTGGTGTAACTGTCAAAGTATACAGTCAACGTCAACTAGAAAAGATGGGATTTAACTTGCTACTAAGTGTAGGACAAGGTAGCGACAGGGATTCACAAGTTGTTGTTATGGAATACATGAATGGTAAAAAAGATGATCAGCCAGTTGCACTAGTAGGCAAAGGTGTTACATTTGACAGTGGCGGCATTAGCCTCAAGCCAGGGCGTGGTATGGGAGATATGAAGTATGACATGGGAGGCAGCGCCGCAGTGGTAGGTGCCATGCATGCAATTGCTTCAACGAATACTAAAAGAAACGTTGTGGGTATTGTAGGTCTTGTAGAGAACATGCCAGACGGTAAAGCAATCAAGCCAGGTGATGTTGTTACATCACTAAGCGGACAGACAGTAGAAAACTTGAATACTGATGCAGAGGGTCGGCTTGTACTTGCGGATATTTTGACATATGTTCAACGTGAATATAAACCAGCTACTGTGATTAATTTGGCTACCTTAACTGGTGCAATTGTCGCCGCATTGGGAAAACAAATGGCAGGATTGTTTACTAACTCAACAGAGTTGGAGAAGCTAATTCTTGCCGCAGGCAAAGATTGTAGTGAAGGATTTTATCGCATGCCAATGGGTCCTGAATATGCAAAAATGATTGAATCGCCAATTGCTGATATGCAGAACATTGGCGGCCCATACGCTGGCTCAACAACGGCGGCGGAGTTCTTGTTCAAGTTTATCGAAAATGACGTTGTATGGGCTCACTTGGATATTGCAGGCATGGCATGGGAAGATAACGGCAAGCCACTTACTCCCAAAGGCGCAGTTGGATTTGGTGTACGCACATTACATAATTTTGTAAACAAGCCAGGCACCATTGGTCTTGCAATTGACGAGGATATGGACTATTGATGCATATAGCTGTTTTTGGATGTGGATTTGTTGGCGGCACTGTCGCCAACTTTCTGCAAAATAATGGAGTAGCGGTTAGTAGAGTAGATCCAGTATTGTATCCAGGTGTAGACCCACATGATGCAATATTTGAAAATGATGGAATTATCATATGTGTCCCGACACCTAGTGCAGAAGACGGCACATGTGATGATAGTATTGTACGTGAAATATTGGAGATGACAGATCACCGTACCAAAGTGTTACTTAAAAGTAGTGTAACATTTGATTGTTTACGTGACTATGAAGCTAATGTAGTATACAACCCAGAGTTTTTACGTGAGGCTAGAGCAGAAGAAGACTTCAATAACCAAGAACAGTGGATATTTGGTCACCACGAAAATAACCGAGATGATGCAGTATGGTGGGATGATTTGTTTGCAGAGGCATCTGGACACGATCTAAATACAGTATATTGCAGCACCGAAGAAGCAAGCATGATCAAGTATGCACACAATGCATTTTTAGCTACCAAGGTAGCATGGTTTCACGAGTTATATGCAAACATGCCTGAAAGTATTGATTATGAAACAGTAACGAATGCTCTCGGAAACTTCTATCGCATCGGGCCTGATATGATGAAAGCGCCTAACGCCCAGGGTAACTTGGGTTATCAAGGTGCATGCTTTCCCAAGGACGTAAAAGCCTTGACAACAGTAATAGATCATAGTATACTAGAACAAGTTAAAGAAACAAATGAGGTATTAAATGCAAAAAACATTAACCCTACAACAAGTTGAAGGCAGTGATGAACTGTTCTTTGAGCTGACTGACGAAATGCTAGAGGCGCTGGACGCTGGTGTTGGCGATACAATCGAGTGGATTGATAACAAAGATGGCTCATGGACATTACGGAAGGTAACTACAAAATGAATTGGCTTAAGATTATTAGTACACTGGTACTGTCAACAGCAATTATTGCGGGTGTACTAGCACTTGCATATCATCAATGGAGTGATTGTTTGAAAGAAAACAGTTTCTTTACATGTGCAAGGATGCTAAACAAATGAAACTAAGATATTCAGAAGCGTTTTATAGCGTACAGGGCGAAGGCCAGTTTGTAGGGGTACCAAGTGTATTCCTACGTACCTTTGGTTGTAACTTCCGTTGTATGAACTTTGGTGTAGATACAAAGAAAGATCGTTGGGAACAACATGCAGAAGGTCAGCGTTACAATGCAGAAGTAAAGGCATTGTTGGATGATGGTATTATTGAGAAGACTAAAACATTTGAAGATCTTCCTATTGTTCACACAGGCTGTGATACATATGCAAGTATCTATCCAGAGTTTAAAGACTTCAACAAGCTGGCAACTATTGATGAAGTAGTAGAGCATTTGCTTTCTTTGACTCCTCAAGGTAAATGGACACAAGATGATGGACAAGATATCCATCTTATTCTCACAGGCGGCGAGCCGTTGTTAGCGTGGCAACGACTTTACGTAGAATTATTCGAACACCCACGTATGGCGGATTTAAAAAATGTTACATTTGAAACAAACACTACACAACCTTTACACGATGAACTGTACAATTATCTCAACAATTCAGACAGAATTACAGTCACATTTAGTTGTTCACCAAAACTCTCCGTTTCGGGCGAGTCTTGGGATGATGCTATCAAGCCTAACATTGCTAGTGAGTATTCCTGTGTTACTGATAGCAACATGTATTTCAAATTTGTTGTTGCTACTGAGTCTGACTTTGAAGAAGTCGAAAGGGCTGTTGCAACTTATGCAGATGCCGGGATACAATGTCCAGTATACCTTATGCCAATGGGCGGACGCAGTGAAGAATATTCCCTCAACGTTAAAGACGTGGCGGAAGCCTGTATGGCAAGAGGATGGCGATTCAGTCCAAGACTCCACATTAGCTTATTCGGAAATGCCTGGGGAACTTAGAGAGTATAAAAACGCACAGCACGAAAAAGCAATGAAGGCTCCGATTAAAATGTATGAAGAGCTAGATGAAAAGTTGCGTAAGAAGGGCTTAATTTAATGAGTAAGAAAACATGTGATGCGTTTTTTTGTAGTAAGCAAACTCCAAAGAAGTATCGCTATTGTTATGATTGTGCGAAAAGCAAAGGTCTAGTTGGTAGTAATGGTATAGGCTTCTTTGGATGGATGCTTATACTTTTTTTAGTATGGGCGGTATTCGGATGATCAGATGGTATGATTATATTGCGGCATTTTTTGCGGCAGACTTTTTATGGGGCAATATACAAATAGCATTGTTTAGCGGTAATTGGCTATCAATGTTTATTGGTGGCATAGGTGCTTATAGTATTTTTTATATTTGGGATAACATTTATACTCCATTTAGATTGCGACAGGAAAATAATGATAGATAAGATTTATGATTTTTGGGGTATAAAATCTGAACACATCTTCGGGGATGAGTTTACTGGTTATGAAGACCTGTATCCTGAATTTGATAAACACACGAAAGAAACATATGCGGCAGATCCTGAAGGAACTATTGATAGCGTTTTTAATCTCTACCGCAATCGTGGGCTTGTCCCTGTGGTATATTACACTGAGCAAGGAATTCGAGACGCTGTCCGAGGGTTTCGAGCCAAGTCATATAACGGTGTGTCTTCTGGACGAATTGGACTCGGAAACAATGCAGGTCAAACCATTAACAGATTTATCTTTACCAACATGCAAACAGCAGAACCAAAAGGTAGAGGATCAAATTCATTAAAGGATAGATTTTACGATGATGCAAAACTAAAACGTGCTATCAGAATCTGTTTTGAATTTAGAGAAGGCAACAAACTAGTATACCCTACAGCAATGCGCAGAGCATTAGAGTTAGTGACTGGAGAGAATGTTACCAACTTCAAAGCGCAGAATGCACGTGCTATCGTAGAGCATCTATGCCCAGTAATGTGGGGCAGGGTATACGATTACAGTTGTGGTTATGGCGGCAGGTTATTAGGCATAAGTAGTAGTAATATGAGATATACATATGTTGGAACAGATCCAAACACTGAGACATATAACTATCTAAAATACTTAAATACATTTTTAAATACCAATAGTGAAATTATCCAAGACGTTAGTGAAAATTACCAATCAGAGAATATTGATTTGGCATTCAGCTCTCCGCCATACTTTAACTTAGAAAAGTATAGTGATGAACCTACTCAGTGTATGGTTAATTATACTACACTGGATGAATGGTTTGAAGGTTACGTTGAACCAACTATGATTAACATACATCGTGGATTAAAATCAACTGGAACGTTTGCTACAAATATTGCAGATTATAAAACATACAGCCAGAAAGAACCAGTAGAAGTAGTTGATAAATGGATTGCTACAGCCGAAAAATTAGGTTTTGAACACACCAAGACAATTAAGATGATGCTCAACACACGCCCTGGAGTAGGTAACGATAAACTAGCAGGCAGAGAAAAATTTGAAGGTGTATATGTCTTCAAAAAGAAAGTATAACATGGATAAGATAAATAATTGGGCAGAGGAGATGGAGTGGTTGGACGATGATGATCGTCTAGTACATTTGATTGATCTTGCAAAAAAATCAGCAACATTGGATGACGCTTTCAAGACTGATTATAACAAAATTGATGGATGCATGAGTCAAATTTGGGTATCAGCATTTAATGAAGAAGGTATTGTACAAGTAAAATACGATAGCGATGCAATGATTACAAAAGGAATCACGCATATTGTATGTGATTGTTTTAGTGGTATACCATTATCACAAGCTAAAGCAATTGAACCAAGTGACTTAGAAGCACTGGGAATTAAAGAGCTGTTGACGGCACAACGCCGTAATGGTCTTGGCAGCTTAATAAAAACTATTATATATAAGGTAGGTAAACTATGAACAAAGGTAATTACACCTTCACAAGCGAATCAGTTAGTGCTGGTCATCCAGATAAAGTCGCTGACCAAATCAGTGACGCACTATTGGATGCAGGATTACGCAATGGGGACGAGACGACCCGTGTTGCAATTGAAACACTTGTTACAACTAATATGGTTACAGTGGCAGGAGAAGTGAAAAACTTTAATATCACTAAAGAACAAGTAGATGAAATTATTCGCGATAAGGTACGTGAAATTGGATACGAACAAGAAGGATTTCATTGGCAAAATTTAAAAGTATACAACGAAATCCACGCACAAAGTGGTGACATTGGATTGGGTACAGATAATTTTGGCGCAGGCGATCAGGGCATTATGTTCGGCTATGCATGTAATGATACGCCAAGTATGATGCCAGCGCCCATCCACTATAGTCATGAAATTCTAAAAACACTGGATGTGATGCGACAGAATAACAAAGATGTATTGGGTCCGGATGCAAAAAGCCAAGTTAGTATTAAATATATTGACGGCAAGCCAGCATATGCAACTAATGTAGTATGTAGTACTCAACACGCAGACAAACGTGGAGACAGTGCAATAGAGATTGCAAGACAGGTTTGTATTGATGAGCTTGGAGAATTGTATAATGAGAAACATACTAAATTTTTTATTAATCCCACTGGGAATTTTGTTATTGGTGGCCCTGACGGTGATACTGGCCTTACTGGACGCAAGATTATCGTTGATACTTATGGGGGCTATGCTCCCCATGGCGGCGGCGCTTTTTCTGGCAAAGATCCAACAAAGGTTGACCGATCAGCAGCCTACATGGCAAGATGGCTTGCAAAACAGGCGGTGGCCAAAGGATATTGCGACTGGGCGACGATCCAACTCTCATACGCCATCGGAGTAAAAGCGCCAATGGCAGTGTATATTGACTGCAATGATGGGGCTAACGTACAGGCACTTGAAAACTGGATCGCTACACAAAATATGACTCCATTGGGAATTATTCGAAAGTTTGATATGTTTAACTTCTACAACTACAGTGAAAACTGTGTATACGGACACTTTGGAGACAAAGACGTTCCATGGGAGAAAATCTAATGTTACAGAAAATTAAAAGTTTATTTGGCAAAGGCTCTTCGGAGCCTTTGTCTGACAAAGATAAAGCAACAGCACGTGGTGAACCATATGTGCGTGTACTAAGCACTAATATTGATCCAGAAAATCCAAGCGATGGCTATTTTGAATTGGAGTGGAACGAGATTTTTGTTCGCAAACTACTTGACTCTGGTTACAGTGGACAAGACGAAAGTGAAATCGTAGATTCATGGTTTACTGGATTGTGCAGACAAATTGCTGAAGAAGTATAATCCTCCAATATACCAGGATCTAGAAATCTTTGGGGAGGTCACTGTCGTGTTCCGCGGAGGCTCTGGCGGCAATTTTTTTCATTATTTTATAAGCACTTATTTGTTAAATTATAAGTATCATGGAAAATATAATAGTTTAAGTAATGAATACTATGATTCTAAAAATAATGAACTCATTAGCCATAGCCACATAAACCTGTGGTTTCGTGGCCCTGGATTTTACGCATATGGTAGCGAACGATACACTGCTTCACGCTATAAGGAGCATCTCAGGGCACTTAAAAATAAAAAAGTAATCATTATCCAAACTACAAAAAGCTCAGACTATGCTAATAATTTGGCCACTTTAAAACATAATTTAAGGTTAAACATTACTAATAAACCAACATACTCAAACCTAAAACAGTTGAAATATGCTAAACATTATAAGTTCTTGTCCTGGATAGCACGGAAAAATAATATTAAGGTACTTGATATTGAATATCACGAGATGGTACACTATGATACTGAAAATCAACTTAAAAAAATGTGTGACTTTTTAGACGTTGATTATGATCCAAATTACAAGAATATAATTGAATCTTACCACAGAGAAAATTTAAGATTTATTCAAGAGTGCGGCTACAATTTTGAATTAATTTCCAGTTGACTTGTGATAATTCATATGCTATTATAAAGAATAACATAAAGGAGATACAACATGGGTACTGGTACTATTAATAGTAAAAAGCGTTATTTGACAAGTTTGACAAATAAGCATCGTGATCTTGATAGCAAGATTATTGAGATTACGTCTATTGCCACTGACCAAGAAATTAAGGCTCTTAAACAAGAGAAATTGCTACTAAAAGAAAAGATTGTAGCTCTTGAAACTGAAATCCTAACATAGAGAGAACCTCATGAGTAATACTTACATTCTGGTAGATGCTGCTAATATGTTCATGCGAGCTCGTCACGTAGTACGTGGCGATGACATGGATACTAAAATTGCTATGAGTTATCATATCATGTTTAACAGTATTAATAAAACATGGCGAGACCAAGGCGGTACTCATGTAGTTGTGTGCTTGGAAGGGCGTAGCTGGCGCAAGGACTTTTATACTCCGTATAAGCGTAACCGTGCAGAAGTACGTGATGCAAAAACAGATGCACAACAGGCTGAAGATCAGAAGTTCTGGGACGCATTTGATGAGTTCCAAGGGTTTATGCGTGAGAAGACAAATGTAACAGTATTGCAGGACAGAATCTGTGAGGCTGATGACTTTATTGCACGTTGGATCCAGAACCATCCGGATGACAAGCATGTTATTGTTAGTAGTGACAGTGACTTCTATCAGCTTATTAATGAAAACGTAACACAATATAATGGCATTGCTGGACATCTGATGACAATCGATGGTGTGTTTGATGACCGTGGTCGCCCAGTAAAAGACAAGAAGACCAAGGAGCCCAAAGTAATTGGTGATCCTAAGTGGCTGTTGTTCGAAAAGTGTGTACGTGGTGACACTGCTGATAACGTGTTTAGTGCATACCCTGGCGTACGCAAGAAGGGCACTAAGAACAAGGTTGGTATGCTGGAAGCATATGCTGATAAAGATACCAAAGGCTACAACTGGAATAATTTCATGCTACAGCGATGGGTAGATCATGAAGGCGTAGAGCATCGTGTATTGGAAGACTATCAACGCAACGTACACTTGATTGACTTGACACAACAGCCCGATGAAGTAAAAGCACAGTTGGACGCAGCTATTGTTGAACAGGTACAAAAAGAACGTATCCCTCAAGTAGGCATTCATTTTATGCGTTTTTGTGGAAAGTATCAATTGGACAACGTAAGTAAAAACGCTAACGATCATGCAAAATATCTTAACTCAGCATATGGAGACTAACATGGAAAATTTATCCTATCAAGACGCACTGAATGAACTTAAACGTGGTATTTTTGAAGTAACGTTTAACAAAGTAGACGGAGAACAACGTGTAATGACATGCACACTCCATAAACGTGTAATACCCACCCCAGTTGCTTCTGAAGATGAAATCAATCGCAATCGAGAACCCAACGAAAATGTGCATGTAGTGTGGGATATTAATGCCAATGGCTGGCGCAGCTTTCGCCTCGCCAGTGTAACTGGCTTCCGCCGTCTGGGCGGAGTATGCAGTTGTGGAAAGAGTGAAAATAAGCCATACTGTGACGGCAGCCACGCAAAGCGTTGATATGTATACAGCAAACGAAGTTATCAAGGACAAATATTGGATCGTTAATACCAAGCACGGAAAGGTGGGAACACTTCGCCGTGTAAATGACTCAATGTATGAATTTTTTAATCAAAAGTCAAACACTCTTGAGATGTTAACTGATGTAGATGAACTTTTTACCTTGCAGACAAAAGACACGAGTGACAATAAAGCCGAGTCATATGTAACAAGATTTTCAGAAAAGTTTCCGTGCAGCTTCTCTAATCCAATTGAATATGAACATGATGGTAATCTTCCATTATATAAAAAGACTGCTACTGGTAAAAGTATATTTGCGGCTGGTTATTACATCATTAAGTTTAAGAAATGGCTACCAAGCTATTGTCCTAAGCTGGATACACTAACCAAATATGAATATTCTGGACCATATCCCACGGAATGGGAGATGAATTTAGATTTGAAAAGGCACAACCGATAGCTATTATGCGTCCTTCCTGCAAATTTGTATAAATATACATACAGGAGAGAAATATTACATGGCTAGACCTAAACCAAATATCATTATAGAGATTAGTGACAAGCAATACAATACAGAACAAATTTTGGAAGCAGGTGCAATCTATGCAGTCTATTATGAAAATAAGCCAATTAATATTCGTTCTTTAAATACACTAGTTAACTATCCAGGACCAAAGTATAAAAAGGTAAGTTTCAGCAACAGCGGCCACGCCTTTAATTTAGCAGACAGGCTGAATAAAAAGTTTAATACACACAAATTTACGGTTGTAAAATTATCACATGGAGAAACAATTACTAGAGACGGAAAAAGTCCAGAGTAAAATACTGGGCTTATTGGATAACAAATATACCATTACACAAGTATTCCACAACAAAAGCACCTTGCGTTTAAAAAAACATGGTGCTAATGTCTTGATGAAGCAATACGAGTATTGGGAATTTGATCCTCCTGCAAAAACTGCTGGTAATATAATATCACTTATGCGCAAAATGACATTTCCCTATTACTTGGACAAAAAGAAAATTATACTTTTTACTGAAAGAGATGCATTTATGGCTCGCATGGCCGGTGCGCAAGGATGGCTAGATGGCAAATAAACTAAAAAAACTTGGACTGCCAGACAGTTTTTGTTTTGCACCATATGTTAATCTTGACTTGGATCAAAGCGGTTCTTTTATGCCATGTTATCGCAGCAAAGAGCAAATGGGACGTTGGAAGAGATCTAACGAAAATCTATTAACTGAATACAACAATCAAAATATGCAAGAGTTGCGCAATGCCTTGTGGAATGGACAAGAACATGCTAATTGCAGACAGTGCCATGCACGTGAAACAGATGGTGTAACTAGTACTAGGCAAGAATTTAACAAGCACTATATGGAAAATATTGTTGAAGAACAAGAATTGGCCACTGTGGTTGAAAAGATAAAACAAGATCCAACACAGAGCTATCCATCAAACATCAGCACAATGGAAATACGTCCTCACGGAGTCTGTAATTTAGCATGCGCACATTGCAATCCTGAAAGCAGCACCGGCTGGATGAGTTTACTTAGGCATAATCCTGACATGGTACCAGAAATGTCAGAAGTATTATATTTGCCAGAAAGTGCCACAGCGGATAATTTAACTATCAAATATATTGACAATTTCATTAATTGTCCAGATTCACTGGATGAGTTTTACGATTTGGCTGACAATTTAAAAAGTGTACACTTTACTGGCGGAGAACCGCTGATGGATAAAAAGCACTTAAAATGGCTCACAAAGATTAAACGTAAAGAAAATATTGATTTGCGGTATCACACAAACTTACAGCACAAGCTCTATGATAAATTTTATGATGAATGGAACAAATTTAAAAGCCTTAGGGTATTTGCCAGTATCGACACCAGCAAGAAATTTTATGGATATTTTCGTTATGGGTCAGATTGGGACTTGATGCATGAGAATATTATAGATTTACAAAATAATGTAGAAAATATCACAGTTAAAGCAACTATTACTGTTAACTTTATTACTATGTTAGATTGGTTGGGCGTAGTAGAATATATTGTTGAAAATGATCTCGACATGCATGTTGCATTTGTTGACCCTCCACATCCATTAAGCGCAGTGTATATGCCCGAAGCATTAAAAACAAAAGCCCTTGTGGATCTAAGCAAGAGTTTGCAGATAATTTCAAAGTACAAACACAAACGCAAAGCAACTATGGCAGTTAAGCAAGTTGAACGTGTGGTTGAGTTTTTATCAAGAGGTGACGATTATGCTGAGTTGCCTGAAAAAACATACGACTATTTTAAACAACTGGATAAAATATACAACATGAGTATCGTATCGTTGTGTCCAAAAATGTATAATTTTTTATCAAAAAAAGATGAAAAAAGTGTTGACAAGTAAGACATCTTACTGTATATTGGTATAGTAAGTTAAATAAACAACCGGAGTTTTATTACATGAATGTGCAATTTTTTGAGGTTACAGAATCACAACGCAAACTTGGCAATATGGGACGTAAGATTATGGACCTCGCCGCAGTTGAAAAGGACGATGCACTATCCAATAAAATGGCAGTAATAGGCAATATGCTCACAACAGTAGGCGCTCCTTTCGGCACCCGATTAAATGAAATCACTCCAGAGCAACGTCGATTTATTCAAGCTATTGCTAAAAAATATCCACAAATCCAGGAATAAATCATGAAGTACGGACCGAAAATATTTCCGTCAGAACTGATTAATACCCGTAAACATTGGGCAGTAGATACCCAATGGACTGTTGACGGAAGTAATAATAGACAGTATACTATAAAGATGTTAGACAACGGCTTTACGTGTGATTGTCCAGCATTTAAGAAATGCAAACATATCAAATCAATCGAAACAAACTTCGTAGGAGAAGAATAATGCAAGACGTAGTTAACGATATCGTTGTTTTAGAATCAGCACTGGTTGCTTTTAACGAAGGCGCAAGTGATGAAAAATATGCAGCAGTTTGGAATCTGGAAAAGTTATTGCTGGAAAAACGACAAATGTTACAGCAATTTGAGGACGATATGGAAGAAGAGTTCTTGATCGATGAGTACTGATAAACCAGACAATTGGTCTATTAGTTTTAATTTTACACAGCCCTATTATGGGTTTAAAAATGGATGGGAATACAATCGCATGGCAAGTGGACAACAATGGCCGTTCAAGCCTCTTACAGACACCCAAAAGGATGACTTTGCTGACAAACTTCTCAACATGGTTGATGGAGACATGGAAGCATTGGACAAATGGATATCTGAAGAAATTGATAAACTTAGTCAAGAGATGGAAGAGGAAGTACAAATAGAAATGATGGCATTGGACATTGTTGATCAAATAGTAGATGAAGATTCTGATCTAACAATGGCAAGAGATCTAATTAAAAATTGTCAAAAAAAATCCTAACCCATTGATATCAAAGCGAACTTAGGTTCGCTTTTTTCTTGACTGTATAACGATAATAATATACTATGATGGTATAGTTAAAAAGAAGGACTAGCAAGATGCAAATAACAGATACACGCACCGTAAAAATTTCCGAAGCTACGCAGCTTATTACTCGTGCATTTAAGAAAAAACGCCCTGTATTTTTGTGGGGTCCTCCGGGCATTGGTAAATCAGAACTAGTGCAAGGTATTGGTGACAGTGGCGTACTAGGCAATACCAAAGTAATTGACATGCGGCTTGCATTGTTTGAGCCTACAGACTTGCGTGGATATCCTGCACCAGATATGGTAACACGTGAAATGGTTTGGTTGCCGCCTGCAGATTTGCCAACACAGGCTGAAGCAGATCAGTATGATACTGTTATTATGTTCCTAGACGAAATGAACAGCGCCGCACCAAGTGTACAGGCTGCTGGCTATCAGCTTATTCTTAACCGTCGTATTGGACAATATGTATTGCCAGACAACGTTGTTATTATTGCAGCAGGTAACCGTGAGACAGACAAAGGTGTTACATACCGCATGCCTAAGCCACTTGAGAATCGTTTTGTTCACTTTGAACTACGTGTTGATTTTGGTGATTGGTTGAATTGGGCTGTTAACAACGGCATGGATGCAGATGTTGTTGGTTACCTTTCATTTGCTAAAGGCGATCTTTATAACTTTGATCCACAATCCAGCTCACGTGGTTTTGCTACACCTCGCTCGTGGACATTTGTTTCAGAGCTAGTACAGGATGCAGATGACCTTAGCGATAGCTTACAGACTGATATGGTTGCAGGTTGTGTAGGAGAAGGCACGGCTGTTAAATTTATGGCACACAAAAAAATTGCAGGTGACCTTCCTATTCCAGAAGATGTACTAGATGCCAAAGTTAAAAAAATGGAAAGCACTGAAATCAGTGCCAAGTATGCATTGGCTACCAGCCTATGTTATGTATTGCGGGACCGCCACATTGCTGGAGAAAAAGCAGGTGCTGATAGCAAGCAAATGGCACTTTACCACAAGAGCTTCAGTAACTTTATTGGCTTTATGATGGATAACTTTGAGACTGAGATGGTTATCATGGCATCACGTATTGCTATGCAACAATACAAGTTAGTACCAAAGCAAGACAAAATTGAACGTTTTAATGAATATTTCGAGCGTTACGGTCGTCTTGTGTTGGATGCATAATGTCAGCTTCGTATATTACACCTAAACTAAAGGAGGGAGAGACTGTTGATCTCTCCCTTTATAATCCAAGAGAACGCACCAATATTCGGTTGTACGGACTAGAATGTAAAGATTGGGTTCCACGTGATGTATATGAGTTCAAAAAATCCTGGGCTGAATCATGCGAAACTATAACTGTGCGTGGCAATTTAGACAAGGCAATTAAGTGGTGTAAACAAAATTTATTCATGCAAGATTGGGACTATCGTAAGTTTGCACATCCAGATGATAGTCATTTGTTCTATTTTAAAAATCCAGAAGATGCTTTAATCTTTAAACTTTCAATTTATGGTTGACATTGCTTCTAGATGTGCTATTATAACAGGGTAAGTTGATAAAAAGGTAAACACTATGCAAAAGACAGCTGAAGAACGTATTACTCAGTCACGTGTTCGACTACTAATGACAAAGCCATTCTTTGGTACACTAGCTGTACGGCTTCGTATTGAAGATGCCAGTGATTACATTCCAACCGCGGCAACTGATGGCCGTAAGTTTATGTTCAATCGTACATTTGTAGATAACCTTACTGATCCTATGTTGGATTTCTTGGTAGGACACGAGGTATTGCACTGTGTGTTTGATCACATGGAAGCACGTGGTGATCGGTTGCCGAGGTTGTATAATGCCGCCGCAGACTTTAATATCAACATGACTCTTGTAGAGCAAAATATCGGGGAGCCAATTACTAGTGATAAACTAGATGGTGGTTCAATGTGCCTGGACTGGAAATACAAAGGCTGGAACAGCTACGAAATTTATGACGATCTATTTGAAAATGCAAAAGATGCCGAGGGCATGGACGTGCATTTGGAAGTAGCTGAACCCGGCGATGAAGACGGCGAAGGCAAAGGTGTAAAAATTGAAATGTCAGAAGAGGAGCGCAAGCAACTTGCTGACGAGATCAAACAAGCCACTATCCAAGCCGCTCAAGCCGCCGGTGATGGTGTGCCAGAAGTAATCAAGCGTATGATTAATGAGCTGGTAGCACCTAAAATGGACTGGAGGGACGTACTACGCACTCAACTTGAGAGCAGTATTAAAAGTGACTTTACTTTTATGCGTCCCTCCAAGCGTTCAGGAGATGTTATCTTTCCAGGTATGAACCGTGACGAGGAACTAAATATCTGCGTTGCACTGGATACCAGTGGTAGTATTAGCCAAGATATGTTGCGTGACTTCCTAAGTGAAGTTGGTGGCATTATGGATCAATATTCAAGCTATCGTATTCATGTATTGCAGTTTGATACTAACGTATACGGTGCAGAAGACTTTACAAGTGATGATGGTCGTTCAATATCTGAATACGAATTGGTAGGCGGGGGCGGCACTGACTTTGATGTAGTGTTTAGTTATTTGGCTCAAGAAGACATTGTGCCAGATCAACTAATCATGTTTACTGACGGATATCCATGGAGCTCTTGGGGTAACCCAGACTACTGTGATACATTGTTTGTTGTTCACGGAGATCCTAAACAGCGTATTCAAGCGCCATGGGGAGTAACCATTCATTATGAGTAAGATTAAGATGTACAGCAACAGAGGAAGTTTAAGTGAAACTGACTTGTCTTTATTAATAGGTGATCCAATTCTGTTGCAGATGATGAGAAACCGGCGCATAGTAAAAGTTGCCGATTCATATGACCCAAGTTGGGAACAGTTAACTACAGATATACAAGGACTATATCATATTAGGAAACTTGATCCACATAAAATTTTTCAAGTATGGTTTGAATTAGAAGCTGACCTAGAAACATTTGAAAAAAATCTATTTACGCAGAAACTATCTGCATAAATAAACATAGCAGTTAATATAGGAGAAAATTATGACTGAACAAAACACACAAGAAGTACCACAACTTACGTTGCAAGACTTGACACTGATGGCTAACATCATTGATCTTTCAGTACAACGTGGTGCATTTAAAGGCGCTGAAGCTGAAACTGTTGGCACAGCATTTAACAAACTAGTTAATTTGCTTAAAGCACTTGCGCCAGAACAACCAGATGAGACGACCACATCCGAGGAGGAGTAAATGGCTAAAAATACAAAACATGTGGGACAGATTATTAATACACAAAAACGTTGTGTAGTAGTATTTCGTGAAGTGCCTGATGAACCGCAAAATTGCTTGGTAGTAGACACTGATAGCCTGCCAGACTGGATGCATGATGATATCATTAACGCAGTTGACAGCCCGGGTGCCCAGGCTAGTGCAAACTTTTATGAGTATGCAGCACGCCAAGCACTTAGTGATGGTACAAATATGTTGAATACATTACATTCACGTGGTATCTTGCAAAAGCAACAAACCAAAAATATATCAATGACTCCTAATGCTGAAGTAAAAATTCGTTTAGATGAATTAAATGCAATCATTCGTGAGCAATCAGGCGAGGATGTAGTAGCACCTCCAACTGATCAAATTACAATGGCATCTCAATCGGCACCAGCAGAAAATACAATGAATGAAGCTGATATCGCAAAAACTATGCTAGCACAGGCCAAAACATTCGAAGAAGAAGCAAAGGCTCTTAAAGCGCAAGCATATGATATGGCTCCAGAATTGAAGCCTGGCAGAAAAAAGTCAGTCAAACAGACTGCATGAAAAGTGATTAAAAATGGCTATTGAACGCAAGGACAGATCTTTTGATAGGATCTTTGACGAAGTAAGTCTCGAGACTATTCCTTTTGATTATGTCAAAAGCGTTATTCTAGTACTAATGGATGGCAGTGAGGTAGAACTTCACAGTGAAGATCTTGCATTCTTAGGTACTGATAGTCAAGAAGATTTAATTTCCAAATTAGCAAGGGAAGATGTGATTGATATTGCTATTCAATTAGATTATGATCTGATTAAAAATGATGTTACAAAAAATGTCAATGCAATTTTGGATACATTATTTAAAGATGACTGAGACAATCAAGCAAGTCAGAAATCACTTTAACAGTGCTAACTATTCTAGAGATAGATGGAAAACTCACAGTGAAAGCAGTTACTCTCTTATACCATGGCTTCAGGAACAAGAAGCAGATCTGATTCTGGATATAGGATGTGGCACCAATCCCTACAAGGAACATGTTAATAATCTTATTGGCATGGATGCTGCAAACTATCCAGAAGCAGATCTAAACATGGCAGCTGAAGAAGTTAAAGATGCTGGAATATTTCAAGACAACTGTGCAGACATTGTTATGGCATTAGGCAGTATCAACTTTGGCGATTGGGATAATGTTCTTAATCAACTGGAAATATGCATTGACTGGTGCAAGCCCGGCGGGTATATTGTATGCCGAGCAAGACTGAATGACCATACTGAACTTAATCTCAAGAAGGGCTTTGTGCAATATGGTTGGAAAGTTGAAGATATATACACTGCGACTGAGATTTTTTCAGACAAAGTAGAATTATATCGTGAACCTGTAGTGGAAACAGCAGCAGGCGGCGCCAAGAGAATCAACGGCAATCATGGATCACCTGATCATGATAGAAAAATTAATTTAGCAGTCTGGTATTGGAAACACAAATGAAATGGTTTCGTGAAGCCAGGCATCATTTACAAGTAGAAACTGGTTGGGGATACTGGTATCATCTCTGGCACAGCATCAAAAATAGTTGGGCATTAATAAAGATCGCCTTAATGAGCCTAATACATGGACTGTTGCCATGGATATGGAAGGCAGACGCACCAAAAGGTGTGATTAAGATGTATCATCAAATTATGCGTATTCAGCATATCAAAGAGATGGACACACTTAGGAAAAATTCAAAAAATGAACGATACAGAGATACAACTACTGACCCTACTGAATAGTTATGGGGACATTATTGAACTTGATTGGGAGTTTGATGCAAATGGTATCATATCAGATTTAAAAAATCTAAAATGGGAACAAGGACCTAACGGAAAGTCAGGACTTAATCTAACTGGGCCACCAAGTGGACTTGACTTGGAACATGAAAAAAAGCATGACGCATATCAAGTACCCAATCAAAATTTAAATTCATGCACTGGATTGGTTCCTTTTTTCTCTAAGTGGGAAAAGTTAGCAAGATGTCGGGCAGTTGAGTTACAAGCTGGTAGCTTTTTTGGTATGCACCGCGATGCTCACAAAATGCGCCCCCAAATGAGAATTTTTATTCCACTCAATAAAACAGATGTACACCAATGGAATTTTGTCTATAATACTGAGTTACATCATTTTAAACCTGCAAAAGCCTATATACTAAATACTCGCAAGCAACATGGCAGTTTTGCTATGGTAGATGGAATTTATCATATATTAATGAGCGTTTTCATAACAGAAGAAAATATCAAAACAGTACAAAATATGTTGCCCAACTGCAAGGAACATTGATATGAAAATATGCATTATCGGAGGTGGCACGACGGGATGGTGGGCAGCTGGATATCTAGAGCATAATTTGCCAGATTGTGACATTACACTAATAGAAAGCTCTGATATACCTATCATTGGAGTAGGCGAAAGCACCTTGCCAATGATCAAGACTTTTTTTGACAGCTTTGGTATGGATGAAGATTCCTGGATGTCAAAATGTGATGCAGTATACAAATATGGAAATATAAAGCAAGGCTGGACTGATAAAGATGACGATGAGTTCGCCTTTACGTTTTGGCATAATGACAACGATGCATTTGATGGTTGGTACCAGAAATATAAATCTGGCGAGGTAGACAAGAACAATATTAATGATGCACTGTACCACAAAGAAGGCTGGAGTTCTGTTGCATATCATTTGCATGCCGAAGCAGCTGGGCGCATTGTTAAAGACAACTGCAAGCGTGTCACTCATATCGTACAAACATTAGATGAGCTTCCTCCGGGGTATGATTTATATATAGACTGTACTGGCTTTGCGCAAAGGTTTGTTGCAGATAAAACCAAAGATGAAATATCAAATTATCATTTAGTAGACAGTGCATGGGTTTGTCCGTTTGAATTAGACGAAGATGTTCCTTATACTCGCAGTATCGCACGTGATCATGGTTGGCAATTCAAAATTGGTTTGACTAGTCGTGTTGGAACAGGCTATGTTTATAGTAGTGACCATGTTAGTCATGAACAGGCAT